CAGAACCTACAGGCCAGACCCCACACTACGTATCGGCAAGTAGGCAGCCATGAAGACTGAGCTGCCAATGCTTCGAACATCAGAGCGGTCATCGTTCAAGCGATGCCGTCAGAAGTGGTACTGGGGTCAGGTGGAAGGATTGAGGTCACCGAGAAGCAAGCCAGCACTGGACTTCGGCACGCTGGTCCACGACAGCATGCAGTTGTTCTACCTTCCAGGCATCAAGCGTGGCGTGCGTCCAGCCATCACGTTTGCGCGGCTGTATGAGGAACATGGATCGTTCACAATGAATGAGTACGATGAGAACGACAACCGAACCAGCCGTGATGCCGGTGAGCTTGGCGTGGCCATGCTTGAGGCGTACTATGAGAAGTACGGCAAGGACGATGAGATTGAGATCATCGCGCCTGAGATGCCGTTCCGCATTCTGATGAAGGATGTCGGTGGCCAACCGTTCTGGTACGTCGGTCGGTTCGATGCTCTTGGCATCTGGCGGCCCACCAATGCACCGTTCATCTTCGAGCACAAGACAGGGTCAGAGCGCAAGAAGAAGGCATTGGGTCTGGATGAGCAAACCGGAACCTATTGGGCGTTTGCACCAGAGTACGTCCGCACGCTTATCAAGCAGAAGCTTGTGCGCAAGCTCAGCCCTCATGTGGAGTTGGAGATGATGCTGTACAACTTCATGGGAAAGCGAATGCCGGACATTCGTCCAGTCAATGCCGACGGCATGAGGCTGAACAAGAATGGCACCGTCAGCAAGCGTCAACCTCAAGAGCAGTTTGAGCGCATCCCGGTGTACCGTGATGAGGACGACCGTAGGGTCATCGTCAAAAGGATTCGCGCGGAAGCGTTCGAGAACAGGCTTGTGCGTGCCGGCAAGCTTCCGGTCTACAAGAACCCCACGGATGACTGCACGTGGGATTGTCAGTTCTTCGACATGTGTGAGCTGCATGAGAGCGGCTCAGATTGGAGGGCATATCGGGACCAGATGTACATCACCACGGACCAGTACAAGGAATATGCAGAGGACCTTGGCCACAAGAGCCCTGCTGACTTCATGGAGGTAGGATGATGGTTGTGGCCAAGAAGACCACGGTGAGGAGGCGACGTGAGCCACAGACGTTTGAAGATCGCATCAAGCCTCTGTCACATCGCCCCAAGTGGTGGCGTGGCATCATCTATGGAGAACCAGGTGTCGGAAAGTCCACGCTTGCAGCCTCAAGCAGTGAGATTGGTCGGACGCTCATCCTCAGCGCAGACCGTCCAGACGCTCATGAGGCTGCACGCAACCTTGGGTACACTCCGGATGTGATTGACATCACCCAGCATCAGGACCTGACTGATGCATACCAGATGCTGCGACACGGTGGATACAAGGAGTACAGTTGGGTGTGGCTTGACTCAGGCACGCTCTATCAGGAGAATCTGATGGACGAGCACTTGGCTGAGGTAGTGGCGGCCAAGCCTCATCGTGACCCAGATGTGCCGGACAAGCCCGAGTATCTGCGCACCCAGGTTCGCCTGCAGAAATGGGTGCGTGCTATGCGTGGCGTTCCAATCAACTGGGGCATCACCGCCCATGTAATGTCCACTGTCGATGAGGAAGACGGCGAGGTCCACTACATGCCGGCATTCCAAGGAGGGAGGGGTGCTCTCAGCAGCAAGTTGTGCGGGTACGTAGGTGTCGTTGGTCGCCTGAATGTTCGGGCGGTCACAATCACGAAGGAGGGGAAGAAGGTCAAGCGGACTCAACGGGTGTTACAGGTTCAGCCGCAAGGCAAGTTCTATGCCAAGGATGGCTTCAACTCCATGGGCAACGAGATTGTCCGGCCAACCATGGCCATGATGATGAAGCTCATCAGCGACAAAGAAGGAGCGAAGGAATGACCGCAATCAAGTATGACCTGTCAGGACAGGACCCAGACGAGTCGGTGAAGGTTGCCACTCGTGAGTCACCTCAGCCTGGCATGTACGTGTGCACCATCTTGGAGCTGAACCAGAAGGAAGCCAAGTCTGGAGCAGGTCCTCAGTTGGAGGTTGTTCTGGAGGTCACGGACGCTGACAAGGCAAAGAACAAGGTGTTTGCCGGCAGCCGTCTGTGGAGCTACGTCATGCTGCCGGGACACGACTCATGGGACGTCACCGCATGGAAGCTAGACCAGCTTCTGCAGGCTCTGGGTGTTGCGAGCAAGCGTAAGCGCAAGGGTGCGTTCGACCCGGACAAGCACGTCGGTGAAGAGGTTCTCGTTCAGGTGCGTGCCGGCAAGAACCAGAACAACGAGTACCGTGGTGAGGTCGGAGCCATCCTTCAGTACGATGAAGATGCATGGGAGTCCGGCGACGATGAAGATGATGAAGATGAAGAGTACAGTGAGGACACCGAGTACGAAGATGAGGATGAAGCTGATGAGGATGAAGACCCGCGTCAGTCCATGACCCTCGCTGCTCTGCGCAAGGAAGCCCGTGAGTTGGGCGTCGCCGTCAAGGGACTGGACCGTGACGAACTCATCGAAGCCATCGAAGAGGCCGAGTCAGAATCCGATGAGGATGAAGATGAAGAGCCCGTTGATGATGAGGACGATTCGGATGACGATGACGATGAGGATGAGGAAGAAGATGATGAGCCAGCCCCGAAGCCCAGAGCACGACGCAAGCCAGCGGCCAAGTCAACCACCAGAAAGTCTCCGGCCAAGCGAGCACCAGCCAAGCGACGCACCGCAGCCAAGAAGCGAGACGGCTTCCCGTTCGAAGACTGACCAATACATCGGGCACGTGAGTCTGGCCTGCTACCTGTGGTATCGTGAGCACCGTATCATGGACCGCAGATGGCAGAACGGATTGTGCTCATGGCTCTTCCAAGACAGCCCTCGAATGGAATCTGATATCGAGGAGTTCTACGCTGGGGAGGCGCGTGTGAACCCACGAGAGTACTTCAACAAGATGACGGAGTTCAAACGAGACATGTACAAGGACAGGCCGAGCTGAGATGGCGGCCAGCAAGCGAACGCAAGCCATACTCGAACCGTTTCTGATCGGCTCTGAACAGCCGAACGGAGACATTGACGCGCGCTGCCCTCTGCATAAAGACAACAAGCGGAGTGCGCGCATCAACTTCGAGAAGGGTATGTGGATCTGCTTTGCTGGCTGTGGCTCGGGCAGCTTGTCCAGCCTGTTGAAACGGATGCGTGTTGAAACGGATGGGGATCCTGAGCAAGCCAACACGCGGAAGGTCAAGCGACAGCGTCGGCTGGGGAGTAGACGAGTCGCGTCCATCAATCCGAAGGTTGTGCATCAGTGGCACTTGGCCCTCATGCAAAATGAGGACGTCAAGCATATGCTGTGGAGTATGCGCGGCATCAATGAGGACACGATGCAGAAGTTCGCCATTGGATGGGACCAGGCTGGACAAGCATTCTCTTTGCCCGTGTATCTTGACAACGGTGACTTGTTCAACGTCCGAATGTACCGACCCAATGCACCGTCAGACAAGAAGATCTGGTGGCTGCGTCGGAACTCATCTCAGGTGCCGCTGTATCCGGTGTCAGCTTTGCGCAAGGACAAGTGGGCAGTTCTGTGTGAGGGAGAGATGGACGCTCTTCTGGCCACTCAGAACGGCTTGCCCGCAGTGTCTGGCACGGCTGGCGCCGGAACGTGGCACGTGGACTGGTCTGAGTCGTTCCGTGACATGGACGTCTTCATTGCATATGACCGGGACTCGGCAGGTGAGAAGGGTGCACGCCAAGTCGCCGAACATCTGGAGCCATTCGCCAACTCGATCTACATCGTCACGATACCCATCAACAAGAAGGGAGCAGACGTCAGTGACTTCTTCCTTGAGGGGAAGGACCGAAGTGACTTCCTGAAGGTTCTCCGGAAGAGTCAGCGGTATCAGAAGCGTGTGCAAGACCCGACCAAGATGGAACCGATTGACGTGTCGGTGATGAACTCATTCGACAGCCAGAACGTCGGACGTGCTCAAAGCATGAACGTTCTCATCTCTGGTCGGTCCAAAGAACCATACACGCTACCGAAGGTTGTCACATCAAGTTGCACCATGGATGCTGGCCCCAAGTGTTCTGTTTGCCCGATGCTCGATAGAAAGGGTGAGCACACATTTGAGGTGTCACCGTCCAGCCAACATCTGCTTGCCATGTTGGATTCTCCAAAGTCTGCGGTCAATGATTCACTGCGTCAGGCTTGTGGGGCTGTGAAGTGTGACCGTCTTGTCCACGAGGTCAAGTCTCATCAGACGGTTGAGCAGTTGTATGTGAGACCATCATGGGATGAGACAAGTGGCGACTTCACACCCAGGCGTATCAACTCAGTCGGCAAGCATGACACTATGCCAAGCCAGGTTGTCCGTGTCACTGGCACGACATGGCCCGACCCCAAGGAACAGCACAACCAGTTCCTGGCTTGGGATGTGGCTGAGGCAGAGAACGCCATCGATGAGTTCAAGGTCACCCCTGATGTGGTCAGGGAGCTGAAGCAGTTCCGCCCCAAGGGTGTTCAGAGCCCACTTCAGAAGCTTGGGCACTTGGCCAAGGACCTTGAGCAGCACGTCACCCGTATCTATGGTCGGCTTGACCTTCACATGGCCATCGACCTGACGTTCATGAGCATCACATCCTTCCCGTTCCAAGGGAAGCTTGAGAGAAGGGGATGGCTTGATGTTCTGGTGGTGGGTGATACAAGAACTGGTAAGTCAGAAGTTGCACAGCGTATGGTCGAACACTATGGCGTGGGTCAGTTTGTCAACTGCGAGGCTGCGACGTTTGCAGGCATCATCGGCGGACTACAACAGATGGCTGACAGACAATGGGCAGTCACATGGGGTGTTGTCCCGATGTCTGACCGTCGTCTTGTCGTCTTGGATGAAGCCTCCGGACTGACTCCAGATCAGATTGCATCCATGTCTGACGTTCGGTCACGTGGAGTCATCAGGCTTCAGAAGATCCAGGCCGAGCAAGCATGGGCACGGACAAGGTTGGTCTGGCTCAGCAACCCACGAGATGAGAGCATGGACCGATACATGTACGGCATGCAGTCCATCCAGCCGCTCATCGGTAATCGGGAGGACATCGCTCGGTTCGACTTTGCCATGGCGCTGAATGCCCGAGACGTTGACCGTGACGCCATCTATCAGGCACCATCATCTGAGTTCCCGGACTATGAGTCGGAGTCATTCCACCGACGGGTGATGTGGGCATGGTCACGCGGAGAGAATGACGTTGAGTGGGACGACGGTGTTGAGGCTGACGTGTTGCGTGGTGCCGAATGGTTGGGCGACAAGTATGTCAGTGACCCGCCTCTTGTCCAGTCTGCCAACGCACACGTGAAACTAGCCCGTCTAGCTGTTGCGATGGCC